AAACTGAAGGAGCAGGAGTAGCGCGGTGGCGTACTGCACCATCGACGAGCTCGCCGCCGCGTTACGTGTCCGGGTGACCCCCGAGAACACCGATGGGCTGCAAGCGTGTGTCGACGCGGCGGCCGCCGAGATCGACCATGAGTGCGGCCGGGATCCCACAGACCCGATCCCGGCCGCCGACCCGTTGGCGAACCGTGTGAACATCGTCCGCGGCGTCGAATTCTTCAAGGCGCAGGACGCCGCGTTCGGGATCGTCGGTTTCAACGAGACCGGCAGCCTCCAGGTGCCGCGCGACGGGTTCTACCGGCACGCGGTCACCCTCACCCCGCTGAAACAAAGCTGGGGGGTCGCGTAATGAGCTCGAATGGGGGTCTGCGGCTGGACATGGTGCGGGCACAGGTCGCCACTGTGCTCGCACCCTCCACCGACAGTGACCCGGACGTCCACATCGACTACCCCGACACCGTCCACCCCCCCGCCCTGGTGGTGGTGTGGGACGACCCGTGGTTGGAGCAGCCCAGGACGATGGGGCCGTGCTCGACATTGGCGAACCTCGTCGTCCTGTGCGTCGGCAGCCGCGTCGAAGCGGGGCCGGGAATCGACCAGGTCGAGCAGCTTGTCCTCTACACGATCAACCGGATGCGACAGGACTCGTACCCGTGGCCGGTCGCGACCGCGCAGAAGCCGCTCCAGTGGATCATCAGCAACGTCCACTACCTGGCGGCCAGGCTCGCATACCGGATCCCCGTCACCCTCGAAGGGAGCTAACCGTGCCCACCCATGTGATCCTCGACAACGCCAGCCTCCAACTGGGCGCGGACGTCGCCACCCTCAAAGAGCTGGCCTGCTACACCAACCACCTCGAGCTGTCCCCGGACGTGTCGGTGACTACGCTCGACACGATGTGCGGTTCCATTGATTATCCCGGCGCCGTGAAATGGTCATTGGTCGCGACCTTGTACCAGTCGTGGGACACCGACGGCACCGAAGCCGTATTGGAGCCACTGGTCACGGCGGGGGTGCCGTGCGAGTTCGTCGTGTCCGCCGACAAGGACCAGGCGATCTCGGCGTCGAACCCCGGTTGGCAGGGCCAGGTGATCCCGCAGCCCTACTCGCCGTTGAACGGTGACGCCGGCGACGGCAGCGAAGTCAGCCTGGAGTGGTCGCTGACGGGGCCGCCCACCAAGATCACGTCGCCGCCCACCGCCACCACAGCCGGCTCGTCGTCGAAGAGCAGCTGACCCGTGGCCGCCCAGCCGCAAGTCCGGGTCCGCGGGATCGCCGAGCTCGCCGCCGGCGTCCGACGGCTCGCCGGGAAAATCGACACCGGCTCGAGGGACGACCTCGCCTCGGTCGCGAGCGACGTCGCCTCCCAGGTCCGCGCGGACGTGCCCCACCTGACCGGCCGGCTCGCCGCCAGCGTGGAAGGCCGCCAAGCCGGCGGCGGCGCGAGCGTGTCGATGGGCGAGGGCGTCCCCTACGCCGTCTATGTGGAGTACGGCGGCCGCGGCCACCCCCACAGCGCCCAAGGCAACTATCTGTACCCGGCGGCGATGGACGCCGGCCCCCAACTCCAGGACGCCGGCGAACAAGCCGCCCGCAGCGAGATCAGGAGCATGACGTGGCCGAGCCCCTGAGACCCATGATGGTCCCCCACGTCCCCACCGAAGTCACGCTGACCCGGGACGACCTCGCCGCCCCACGGTTCACCCCACGCGAGCTCCGCATGATCAAAGACACGTTCGGCCGCTCGTTCGGGCAGCTGCTCGCCGACGAGGACACGGACGACAAGTTCGCCGCGCTCGCCTGGATCAAGCTGCGCCGCCTCGACCACCAGGTGTCGCTCGAGGAGATGGACGACATCGTGATCACCGTCAACCCCGGGGTGGTGACCCCCGTGGACCCTACGACCGAAGGCAGCTCGACGGGCTCGCCGCCTTCTGCCGGTACTGGCGAATGACACCGCGCCAGGTCGACGAGCTCACCCCCGACGAATACCAGGCGTTCTGGCGGTACGCCGAGAACGAGGCCAGGGCACGGCAGCGCGAATCGAGACGCATCCGGAGGCGCTAGGTGGCGGGTAACCCGAAGATCGTCGTTGACTTCGTCAGCGACACCAGCGGGCTCACCTCGGGTTTCGCGAAGGCGGAGGGCAGCTCGAGCAAGTTCGCCGCCAGCCTCAAAAGCGTCGCGAAGACGGGCGCTCTAGCCGCGGGGGCGGCCGGCGTGGGCGCACTGGTGTACACGCTGAAGACGGGGATCGGGGAATGGCAGGAATCCCAGAAGGTCGCCGCCCAAACCGAGGCGGTGTTGAAGAGCACTGGGAAGGCGGCGGGCGTGACCGCCACCCAGGTCGCCGACCTCGCGACCGCCACCATGAAGAAGACGGGGATCGACGACGAGGCGATCCAGTCCGGCGAGAACCTCCTCCTCACGTTCACGAACGTCCGGAACGAGGTCGGCAAGGGGAACGACATCTTCACGCAGGCGACCGGGATCATGACCGACATGTCCGTCGCGCTCGGCCAGGACGTGAAGTCGAGCGCGATCCAGCTCGGCAAAGCCCTGAACGACCCCGTCAAAGGGATGACCGCGCTGAGGCGGGTCGGGGTGTCGTTCACGCAGGCGCAGACCGACCAGGTGAAAGCGATGGTCGAAGCCGGCAACACGATGGGCGCCCAGAAGCTGATCCTCCGCGAGCTCACCAAGGAGTTCGGCGGCAGTGCGGAGGCGATCGGGAAGACGCTGCCGGGGCAGCTGGCGATCCTCCGCGAGTCGTTCAACAACTTCGCCGGCGACCTGGTCGGCAAGGCGATCCCCTACATCGAACGGTTCATCAGCTCGATCCAGAAGAACTGGCCTGAGATCGACGCCGCGATCACCGGCACGTTCAACGAGATCAAGCCGACCCTCACCGAGCTGGGCGCCACACTGGCGGCGCTCGGCCAGGTCGTCGCTGAGACCGCGAAGATCATCCGGGACAACTGGGCGACGATCGGCCCCATCGTGAAAGCACAGGTTGCGATCTTCACGTCCCAGCTGAAGCTGATGGCCGACATCCTCCGGTTGCTCGCCGCCCTGTTGCGGGGCGACTGGTCGGCGGCGTGGAGGCTGTTCAAACAGGTCGTCCTGGACGTCGTGAACGTGCTCCGCGCCCAGATCGAGGCCAGGCTGCTCCCGTTGAAGGGGCTGCTGGGGGCGTTGTGGTTGGCGATCCGGCAGGCCGCCCAGGCCGCCTGGACAGGCATCCAGACCCTGGTCACCGCCGCCAACAACGCGATCCGGAGCGTCATCACCACCGTCTGGAACGCCATCAAGAGTGTCGTCACCACGGCCGCCGCCGGGGCGCGCACCGCCGTGTCGACGCTCACAGGGGCGTTCAACGTCGCCCAATCAGCCGTCCGGGCGCTCCAGGGCGTGTTGAACGCGCTGCAGGGCGCCCTGAACACCGCCAGGACCGCGGCGTCGAACGCGGCCGCCGTGTTCCGGGGGCCATTGGAGGCGGCCGCCCGCGCCGCCCACGCAGCCCTGTCGAGCCTCTCGGGGGTCGCCAGCTCGATCGCCGGCGCCATGAGCAGCGCCGCCAACGCGGTCCGCAGCCTGATCAGCGCGATCAACAGCATCCCCTCGCATATCAGCCTCCCCCACATCCCCAACCCGCTGTCCGTCGTCAAGAAGCTCGGGACGGGCGGGATCGTGACCAGGCCGACGTTCGCGTTGATTGGGGAGCGCGGCCCCGAGGCGGTGATCCCCCTGAACCAGGCGGGCGGCGGCCAGGGGTCGACCGGCGGCGGGTTCCAGTTCGGTGGGGGCGGCCCCGTGAACGTCAGGGTGTACATCGGTGACACCGAGCTCCGCGGCCTGGTGAAAGCCGAGATCATCCAGGCCGACACAGGTTTGGCGAGGACGCTGCTCGCCGGGGCCGCCACCGTATGAGCGTCACGGTCACCCTGTCGGTCGAGCCGCAGGTGAACAGCGTCCGGGTCTCGTTCACGATGCCGACCGGCACCGACACCGTCATGATCAGCCGCACCGGCCCCAGTGGTGTCCCCGCGACGGTGCGCGGCTGGTCCGCCCATGCGGCGACCGCGGGGCAGGTGGAGGCGGTCCGCGACTTCGAGGCGCCGATCGGCGTCCCCCTCACGTACACGGTCACCGCGTGGCCGGCCGCCACCCCATCGAGCACCCAGTCGGGGACGGCGTCGATCACCGTCCCTGACGGTGGGTGCGACGACACCTGGCTCACCGATCTCGCCAGGCCCACCAACACCCAGAAGGTGGTCATCGTCGCGCTCGACGAGCTGTCATATGAGGTCCCTGTCGGGGTGCACGATGTGATCGACCGGCGCACCCCCATCACCTCGAGCGGGATCGCCAATGCGCCATCGTTCGAGCTGGACTTCGTGACCGCGTCGGAGGACGAGCGGGAACGCGCCCGCGCCACCCTCGGCAACGGCATCCCCATCCTCCTCAGGACACCGGTGTTGAACGGGATCGGGAACATGTACATGGCGGTCACCGGCTGGAAGGAACAGCGGATCGTGAAGCCGGCCAGGACACCGGACCGCCAGTTCCGGGTCGACGCGGTCCAGGTCGACCGGCCCGACCCGATCCTGTACGCGCCCATCCCGCCCACCACCTACCAGGACGTGGAAGACGGGTTCGCGACGTACGCGGATTTGAAGGCGCAGCGGCCCAGCTACGACGCGGTCCTGTACGACTACTCGAGCCTGGAGGCCGCGGACGTGCAGCCGTGGCCGCCGATGGACGTATGAGACCGTTCACCGAACGGTTCCGGGCGTCGCTCAGGGGCAACCATCTCGTCGAGTCGCAGTGCGACCTGTACTTCCCCGGCTCGACATCGCCGGCGACGGTGCCGATCGAGGCGGGAACCGTCACCCATGACAGGACGGCCGAGGTGCGACGGTCGGGGACCGTCCAGATCCCCTGGTCATTGGAGGCCGGCCAGGATCTGGGCGTCGACCTGCGTACCCTCCCGCTGGGCGGCACCGTCAGGTTGTACCGGGGGCTCCGCTACCCGGACCGGACAACCGAGCTGATGGCGCTGGGCGTGCTCAGGTGCGAGTCGGTGACGTGGCGGACCAGCGACCAGAGCGCGTCACTGGAGCTCGCCGACCGGATGGCGCAGGTGAGGGACGAGCAGTTCACAGCCCCCTACACGCCCGGCCTCGTCACCCCCATCAGCAGGGCGGCCACGCTCACCGACGACAGCCCCATCGTGACCGTCACCCCCACCAGCGACCTGGTCGCGGGGATGACCGTGTCGGGGCCGGGACTACGGGCGGGCACCAAGATCCAGACGATCAACTCGAGCAGCCAGATCACGTTGACGCTGCCGGCGAACATCAGCGTCGTGAAGCGGACGACGTTCCCGACCTACTCGCAGGGCGCGAACGTGTTCTGGGTCGACGACACCAGCGACCTCGCCGTGAACATGGTGTTCGGGCCGCAGGCGTCCGCCCCCGTCGCCGGCCAGCACATCACCGCGATCACGTCGCCGACCAGCGGCACCGGCTCGTTCACCCAGCAGCCGAGCTTCGGCGGCGGCGTCGTGAACGCGCTCGCCTACACGATCCCCGCCGCCCAGACACTCACGTTCGGCGGGTCCGTGAGGATCGCCGCGGCGGCGATCGAGATCGTCCAGGCGGTGTACGGGAACACGATCGGCTACTCGAAGCTGTTCGACCCGGTGATCGTGCTGGGCGACGTGTTCTACACGGGCAGCCGCGCCGACGCCGTCCACGAACTCGCCCTGGCCGCCGCCGCCGAAGCGTATTTCGACGGGGAAGGCAACTTCGTGTTCGACCAGCCCGCCGGCACCCTCGCCCCCGTCTGGACAGTCGACAGCGGCCAAACCGGGGTCATGGTCAGCGCGGACGAGTCACTCGCCAGGACCGGCGTGTTCAACGGGGTGCTGGTGCAAGGCCAGAACACCGCCACCGACGCCCCGGTCAGCGCACTGGTCACCGACAACGACAGCAGCTCGCCGACCCTGTGGGGCGGCCCGTTCGGGAAGGTCGCCCGGATCGAACAGTCATCCGCCGTCCAGACGACCCAGCAGGCCTCGGACGCGGCCACCGCCATCCTCAACCGCCGGTTGACGTTGCAGCGGGCGGTCACCGTCGTCCAGGCGCCCAACCCCGCCCTCGAGGCGGGGGACGTGGTGACCGTCGTGTTCCCCGACGGCCGCCAGGAGGATCATCTGGTGAACAGCGTCACCATCGACCTCGGCCCCCAGGCCGCCCAGACATTGGTGTTGCAGGCGACCACGTCGGGGCTGGCCCGACGGTTCGACCGGCCATCGCCCCGCCGGTACGGCGTCTACGCCGGCGCCGCCGCCTGGCGCGAGCTCCAACACGCGAAGGTGCTCGCGTGAGTAGCGCGCAGATCATCCCCGCCACCCGCTCATTGGCGCGGGTGCTCCGCTCCCAGCTGAACGCGGGCGGCGACCACGTCCAGCTCCTGATCGGCACCGGCGCCAGCCCCCAGTCGACGTCGAACGCGTACGCGAACATCACCCTGGGCGGCGCCACCCTCACCGTCCCCAAGATCCGGCAGGCGGGGCAGCCCGCAGTGGGGGGGCCGGCGTTCGTGCTCGCCACCCGCGACTTCATGTTGTACATCGGCACCGTCACCACCACCTAAGAGAGGAGGCTCGAGCATGCCGACGACGCCGATCCTGCTGCTCCCCTACCCCGCCCCCGGCGACCCCGCCGACGTCCCAACCGACATGAACGAGCTCGCCACAAGACTCGAGACCGTGATCACCGGCGCCACCAGCGGGCTGACCAAGATCCAGGACATCAAACTGGCATCCCCGGCCGCGAACATCGACTTCACCGGGATCCCCGCAACGTACACATGGCTGACCCTCCGGGCCGGCTGCCGCAGCGACGCCGCCACCACAGCCGTCGACCTGCTCGTCCGGTTCAACGGTGACAGCACAGGCAGCTATTACGACGTCATATTCTCGTCCACCGGCACCACGATGACAGCAACGGAAGGGCTGGCGGCTACGTCCGGCAGGGTCGGCGCCCTCCCGGCCGCCTCAGCCCCCGCCGGCTGGTTCGGGCTGGCGACCATCGACGTGAACGAGTACGCGTCCGGCAACCCGAAACTCTGGGTGGGAACGTCGCACGCCTACTGGGCCGCCACATCGACCAGCCACATGACCCGAACCGCGGGCGGCGCCTGGGCGGCCACGAACGCGATCACCAGGGTGACGCTGCTCGCCTCGACCGGGAACCTGGTCGCCGGCTCCCACGCCACCCTGTACGGGATGGCGTGAGATGACCGTGATCGGCGGCCAGGACGGCATCCACGCCGCCATGGAACGGCTCAGGGCATTGGACCCAGGCGGCACCAAACCCAACCGTAACCCGGATGATCTCGCCACCTGGGGGGCGTGGGACAAACTCGAGCGCACGTTGCAGATCCTCCGGAACGACCACGACGGGGTGGAGCCCACCCCGCCCGACCCCGAACCCGAGCCGCCGGACGTCATCGTTCCCACCAGTTATGAGTGCGGGGTGTTCGTCGCCGGCGGCGCCGGCTCGAACATGGGCGACCCCGACAGCCCCCAGCCCGACTCGGGGAGGGATTACCAGGGCAGACCGTGGAACCCCGACCAGGCGTGCGACGCGATCATCCGGTCCGGCTACCGGAGCGTCCTGGTGCAGCTGTACCGGGAACAGGGCGCCGACTACATGGCGTGCGGCCGCGCCCGCGGGATGCGCGTCGGGCTGTGGGACGCATGGCCCTCGGCGGCGAGGGCGGAGCTCGCGTTGAGTTTCGGCCCGGACATGTACGTCGCGCAGGCGGAGACGGGGCAGGGGCAGGCGGCGATGGACGCGATCGGGCGTGCCTATGAGATCAACCCGGTGCTCCCACTGGGGATCGTGACGAACATGGAGCCGTCCCGGACGGTGGAGGGGTTCGACATCTTTTGCCAGGAACGCGACGTGATCTGCATGCCCGAGGTGTACGCGAACGAGAACCCCCAGTGGAACACCGACCCGGTCGGGTTCAAGGACGCCCTGGTCGGCGAATGCCTCGAGCGCGGGTATCTGGGTGTGATCCCCGTGTTCGGCGTGTACTGGGGGTGGAGCGTGGCCCAGTACGAGCCGGGGGATGAGCCCTATTACCCGTACCTCGCCGAGGACATGAACCACGCGGAGCTCGCATGAGCTGGTTCAGGCATTGGCGGTGGGGCCGCCACCACGACCACGCGTCGGGGAACGAGCGGCCCCGGCGGCCGCCCCCCCAACGGGATCCGGACCGGGAGCCGTCGCATCCGGGAGCCAGGCGGGGGGACAGGGCTGACTGGTGGGAGGAGTGGAAGCGTGGCGCTCACCCGTAAACAGATCCCCAGCCCCAACTACTCGAGCCGCGGCGGCGCCAGTGTGCGGCTGATCGTGGTCCACACGGCGGAGGGGGCGAGGACGATCGAGGAGCTCGGCAACTTCTTCGCCAGCTCGAGTTCGGGCGTCAGCAGCCACACGGGGATCGACGACACCGCCGGCGTGATCGGCGAGTACGTGAAACGCCCCGACAAGGCGTGGACGGCCGCGAACGCGAACCCCGTCGCGGTGCAGGCCGAGCTGTGCGCGTTCGCCGCCTGGACCATCCAGGAGTGGAACCAGCACCCCAACATGCTGGAGAACTGCGCCCGCTGGATCGCCGAGGAAGCCGGCTACTTCGGCATCCCCATCACGAAGCTCACCCCCGCCCAGGCGCAAGGATCCGGCCGCGGGGTCTGCCAACACACCGATTTGGGGTCGTGGGGTGGGGGGCATTGGGACTGCGGGGGCGCGTTCCCCATCGACCAGGTGCTCGACATGGCACGCGGAGGGGAGGACGAGATGGGATATCCCGCGTGGTTCTGGGATTGGGCCAACTGGTATCTCACCACCGACCGCGACCAGGACGCCCGCCCCGACGGCGCCCCAGACCAGATCCCGGAGTGGGCGTGGGACGGGCTGGACGAGGTCGAGCGGATCGGGAAACGCTACGGGATGACCACCGGGGAACGCGACTGGATCACCTGGTACCTGGGCGGCAAGCACGGCCCCCGCCCCGACGTCCCCCAGACGATCCCCGACCGCTGGTGGGACGACGAAGCCTACGTCCTGAAACGCGGCGCGTGACCCAGCTCCGCCGGCAGGTGCTGCTCCTCCTCCTGGGCGTCGGCGCCCTCGTCCTCGGCGTCATCGTGCTGTTCGGGTCGCGCGACTGGTCGGTCGACGCGCTAGCCGCCGGGCTGCTCGTCGGCGGCGTCGCGATCATCGTCGTGGCGCTCCCCACCACCAACGGCAAGTAGCCCGGCTACCGGTACGGCGGCCACGCCCAGCGTGCGCCCAGCATCTCGTTGCGTTCAGCCTCGAGGTTGCGGGCGAGCAGCACATACCCGACGGCAAGCACGGCGAGAGCGGCCACGGCGGCACGCCTAGCCTTCACTCTCGAGCCGCCGCGCTTCCTTGAGGAGATCGTGCACCCGGCTGGGGGACATGCCTGCGAACGGGGCGATGTCCCTCACGCTCTCCCCGGACCGGTGCGCCTGCAGGATCGCGTCCCTGAGCTCCGCCTGGGCGCGTTCCAGCTTCTCCGCCTGCCGACGGACACGCCTCAGATCCCGCTGCGCCATACCATTCAAACCCTGTCACCCAGACAGCCATGCCGCGCCGCCGTTCGGGGTTCTGGACGACCGTGCTGTGTGCATGTCCGCAGACTAGACGGCCCTGGCCACCTGTGTGGGAGAAATAACCCGCAAACTGCGAACCCCGGCCTGGACAGTTCCTGGACGCGTGTTGCGCCCCGGCGGCTGGGTTGGCATTGTCCGGCGTTACCCCTGGTGAGGCGATAGGGGCGCCGCAAGTTCTGGCAGGCGCGGCGCCCCGTACGAATAACTGGACGGTTCGCAGCGATCCCAGTGGGTACATCACACCCTGAACGACCACACGCTTTCGCCCCTCCAGGCGGGGGGAGCTCAACGGCGCGGCCCTGTGCGGCGAGGCCAGATGAGCATCCTCGCGCCGCGGCGGAGCGGGGCGGCACGCCCTCACCAGTGGGAAACGTGCCGCCCCGCAGCCACGGAGGATGCCAGGCCGCCCCCTGGTTGTCAGAGAATGTCCAGGTTCGGCGTGGCGGGGGGGCTGCGCCGGCATGGCCGGGGAGCACCCGGTGACCAGCCCCGTCGACCAGGAGTTGACGGTGTGGCGGATCATCGGGCTCCCCGGCGTCCACGTCAACATGGACGTCGCCCTGACCGTGAACACCGACAGCCCGATCGTGGTCGCCGCCCTCGAGAAAGCATGTGAGGAGTGGGGGATCAGGTTGGAGCCGGGCGGGCAGGAGCGGCTCTGGTGAACCTCACTCGCCCCGGACGGGCTATGACGGCGCCGCTGGATCTGCGCAGAATCCTGGGTATGGCTGACCTCGACTACGCGATCGACGCGTACGACGCCGACCTGGGCCGCCGCGGCATGAGCCCGGCCACCCGGCTGAAGTACCGTCAGATCCTCGACCAGTTCGCGGC